TGAAATATATCTGCAGCTTTGTTGTAGCCTGATATCTTCATGGCATTGCCAACGCTTTGGAAGAACTGAACAATCTTGTTATAGATACCTTTAGCTTTAGGTGGCACATCTTTAGCCACTACTTCTCTAGTTCTAAAGAGTTCTGCTATAGCTTCTTCTATATAGATTTCTTCTTTTTTGTTTTCATTAGCACCAGATTTTGCAATTTGTGTGTTAATTCTTTTACTTCTATCATAAAAAGTTTCTTTGCCTGCAAGATTCATATCGGCATCTAGACCAGTACCATATAAAGATGAGGGTACTTTTCTATTTTTAACTAAGTTCTTTAAGTATCTGTACTCACTTTCTGTAATTAAATCTTTGCCTCGTAAAGCATGAATCATTTCATGATCTAGAATTTTATTTAATCGTGTTTGTATTTCCGCATCAGTAGCATTGCCATCAGGATTAACTGCATTTAATGATAAGAAAATAATATCTGTGTTCTTATCGTATTGACCTTCTGCTTGTCTTACTTCTCTAGGATCAAAAGCTATTTGTCCATCTTGTTCTTTTAATGCTGTAGTAGATAAGATGTCATTGCTTACAATTACACCTGTATCTTTTAGACCTCTAGCATCTAGAGACTTACGCAATTCTTTAGCAAACTTATTGGTTCGCCCTTCTTCTAGAGCTTCTGCAAAGTTTATGGTTTGTTCTTCTAGTTGTTCAGGAGGAGTGTAAGGTTCTTGTCTGGCTGTTTCGTTTTGAACCATTTGTTCAATAACTTCTGGTTTAAGTTCACCTTGGCTTTCTAACCTAGCACGAAACTCTTCAGGAGACTCGTTAAAGCCTTCTGCTCTTCTGGCAATATCAAACTCAAAGTTAGGTCTAATCTGTCTTACAGAGGTTAAGAATCCTTTCTCTTTACCTTTAACAAACTGTGCCCTACCACTTTGATCTAAGTCTCTTAAAAAGTCTGAAGCAGCAAGTGTAGATATTTCTCTATCTGCTAGAAAGTTTTGTACATCTTTGCCAACAAACTCAGTTGAACCTATGGTTGCTACAAAGTCTGCAGTATCTTTTGCAGAGTAAGCTCTAGGTGCAAAGTTAGGAAATGGGGTTTTAACATTAAAGGAAGGAAGAGAGTGAAGTTTAGCCAAGAACAATTCTTTTTGTCCTTTGCTCATCTTGGAATAATTTGATTCACCAGTATATAGTTTTGCTGCATAGTTTACAGCAGGAGTATTGAAGTCTAGTTCTATGTTCTTACCAGCAGCAAAGTCTTTAATATATTTTCTAGATGTATCAATGGTTTGTTTGCCATCACGAATAGAAGGTATCCCATTTTTCTCTGAAGTCTCAAATATTTTAGCTGCAGCATCAGAAGCAAAGTTATTAAACTGTGATTTGTTTAATAGTTTTTGTGCATCTGCAATGGTGTATTGATTTTGAAATGGAAGTTTGTTGTAAGTACCTGCAGTCTCTAGCTCTTCTCTATACTCTTTAAGAGTTTTGTTTTTAGCTTTAGGGTCATACTTAATAATTGTATTGATGCCAACAGATATAGAGTTTGGATTTAATAAACTCTCACCAATCCTATATGCAGTAGAACTGTTAATAAGTCCTTGCGAATATAGATCGTTGTTTAGTTGTTGTATGATTTGTTCTTGTGTTGGCACTGTTTTAATAACAGGGTTTTCAAGATTGTTTTGATCCAACAAAGAAAATGTTGAATCGGTATTTTCTATAATTTGTAAGTCAGGTGCAATTGCAGGTTCTACTGGTGCAGGTATGTTTGGAGCAACTTTAAATGGTTGATCTTGTATTACTGGTAATACACCTTGTTGTTCTGCTAGTTCTGCTTTTTTAGCTTCAATTAATTTATTAGAATCTACTTTGGCTCGTTCTGCTCTTTCACCTTCTTCATGAGTAGCAATACCTCTACGCTTTTGCATACTGTTAAAGACAAGATCAGCAGTACCACCGACAATACCACCAAGAGTAAACTCTTCAAATACACTATCTACTAATGGTAGTTCATCGCTGTATAAACCACGAGCAACCATGTTTTGTAATAAACTTGCTGCTACCTCTTGAGCACCTTCAAATGTTCCTGACTGTGCAGCAGACTTCATGTACTCAAGTATGAGTTGTTTTGTTGGTAAATCTTCTAATGCTTTTCTTGGAACTTTCTTCAAGATATTAGCAACAGGCATTATTTCTGTAGCACCTATAGCACCACCAAGTAATGTGGCTATAGTTTCTTTAACACCACCTACTTCTTCTCCTAATCCTCTAGAGGCTTCAATAAGATCAGCTTGTTGACCCATACCTGCTGGAACTGCTAAACCTAATGGAACACCATACTGTCCTGCTCTTGCACCTATTGTACCTGCTTTAGCTAGTGCTCCACCTACTACACCTGCTCCTAAAAAAGGAACAAAAGAACCAAATGCACCACCTAGTTTTGTGCTGTATAAATCTTCATAACCAGCTTCAGGTGCTAGTGCTGAATCTTCTTGTAAGTATTTTTCAAAGTCAGTAATGCCTTTATATAAATCGCTGTCATCACCGACATCAAACAAAGCAACTGGACCTTTAATAGCAGAAGCTAATGTAGCCAAACCTTGTCTAGGTATAGCTTTACCAAACTCAACAGCTCTACCACTAAGTGTTGGTTCATCTATATTAAATCCATCATACTGTCTACTTACAGCAGCAGCTAATTCAGACCTTTTTACAGGGTCTAAATTATCTGGAATTTTAATTACCTTCCCATCAGGCAAAGTTACTTCTTTCATTTTATCCGTATGAAGCTATTACATTAGCATCTTCACTTGCTGGTTTAGTTTCTTGACCTTCTAATTCAGCTAATTTTGCTGCTAAAGCACTATATTGAACTTGAGCTGCTTCTATATCAGTAATTAATCCAGCTTCAAGTGCTTTAGTAAGATTTGTCATTCGTGCAAGAATAGAATTTTTATCCATAGAAGCAATATCAGCTTCTAATTTTAAAGTTTGTGCTTTAGTTAATTTACCTTGTAGTCCAACTAATCCACGCTTATCTTGTGCATCTAGTACACCAGTAACTGCTGTACCAATATCACCTATATTTTTAGCACTCATGATACCTGCACCTAGTCTTACTAAATCACGATAGTCTCCTTTGTTTTCTTTTGCACCAGCTAAACTTTTTAATTCATTTAATTGTTCTTGATATTTTTCTTGTTCTTCTTTTCTTATTCTTGCTGCCATTTCTTCAGGAGTTTCTATTTTTTCTTCAGTAATAGTTTCTTCTCCATCAGGCAATATTGATCCTATAGCTAATGTAGGTAAAGCTATATTACCTAATGTTTGTGCTGTTTGACCTGCACTAAAAACTGTAGGAGATATTGTTTTATTAGTAGCAGTATCAATAGTTTTATAGCCTTTATCAGTTTTTACTTTTCTTTGTCCTTCAACTAAACCTTTTTCTAAACGAGGATTTGTTCTTGTAAATAAACCTTTTAGTCTATTCATTGTGCTAGGTGCATATTTTGCAAGACCAGCACCAGCAATTCCTAAACCTGCTTTTCCTAATCTAAACGCAGGATTTATTGAAAGTGCTTGTAAAGCTGCAGTTCCATAATTAACACTACCATCATCATTTATAATGCCTAAAGTTTTTAAAGCTGGAACTCCATATTGTTCAATTGCAGCTTCTAAATTATCTCCTAATGCATCCATACCCATACCTGCTCCCATCATAGGTGCACTACCTGCAGGTAAAGCAGTCATATCTCCTGTTGCATAACCAGTTACTCCGCCACTAGCTGCCATTTGCATAGGAGCAGTTGGTGCACCAGATAATCCTGCAGAGATATTTGTAGGCAAGGGAGTTGCCTGTGGTGCACCACCCTGCAAACCTGTAGGTTGTGCAAAGTTACTTACTACTTCTTCAGCTACTGTAGTGGTAGGTTGATTAACCATAGCTTGATAATTTTTTTCATTAGTAGTTCTTCTTTGTATTTCACTTAATACTAAAAATGGAGGAAATTGTGCATTGGGGTCTTGTGACATACTAACCAATTGATCTTTAGGCACATCTTCTAAAAAGTTTGCTTGTTGTACTAAATTCATAATTAACCCATCCCTCTATAAAGACCAAGACCTGTTAGACCAGCACCTACTGCTGTTTGAAATAATCCAGGTTGTTGACTGTATGTGCTTATTCTTTGCTCTGGCTGTACTGGTACACCTCTTAACATACCACTAAAGTCACTAAGCTGTCGTTTAGAAAAGTCTCTTTGTCGCATGAAATCTTCATATCCCATGTCCATACTAGCTTGTCGTAAAGCTCTGTCTTGAGCACCAATGCCACTTAAAGCACCGATTCTAGAAAGCACATCTTGTTGTTGTGCACTACCTATGCTTTGTAAGCCTTGAGCTGCCATCATGTTATAGCGATTAGACATATCGTATGCACTTTGTCCAAACCTTTCTTGTGCTTGACGAGCAGCTTCATTCTGTTGTGCTGCTGTTAAGTTAAGTTTAGCTGCTTGTTGTCTTGCAGCTTCACCAGCTTGATATGCTTGTAAACTTTGTACACCTTCTTGTTGTAATGCTTGTTGTTGCATTTGGAATCCGCTTTGTGCAAATTTTTCTTGAGCTTGTCGTGCAGCTTCTTCTTGTTGTTGTGCAGATAATCCAAGTTGAGCAGCTCTTTGTCTAGCTTGTTCACCTGCATTAAATGATGCTTGTGATAATTGTTCTTGTGTTTGTAATGCACCTTCTTGTGCACCAAATCTAGATAAACCAAATTGTGCACCACTAAGTTGTGCAGCTCTTTCTCTTTCTAGTTGTGCTTGTGCTGATTCAAAGGCTCTTTGACTGCCCATTGTTTGAATGTCACCTAGCTGTTGTGCAAGGTTTCTTTCTCTTTCTGATTGTTGTATAGCTTCACGATAGCCACCTAATCCACCTTGTGCTGTAGCTTGATCACCTATGCCTTTACTCATAATATCTGATTGACGAGCAGCTTCTCTTTTTTCTATATCAATAACATTCTGTTGATATGGTGACATAAACCTAGAAAGGTTTTGTTCATAAGCTAATGGATCATATGTTGGCAATGCTTGACCAGCCATATATTGAGATGCTCTTGTTCTTGCATCATATCCTGCATCAAAACTACCAGCTTGATAATTAGGATTGTAAGTACCTGCTTGATAGGTTTGACCTACTTCTCTTGGATCATAAGTAGATTGAGTTTGACCTGCTGTATAGCCTGAAGTCATTGGAGCAACTGATCCAAATCTAGTTTGAGCATCTGTGTATGCTTGAGGTGTGCCTGATGTAGCATAGCCACGAGTCATTGCCTGTGATGTTAATTCATCAGGTGAAAAGTATGCTAATCGTTGACCTTGATAAGGCTGATATCCTTGTATGCTGTCTGCTTCACTACGCTGTAATAGTCTCTCAAAATATGGGCGAACATATTCTGGTAGATCAGTTTGAGTTACTGTTGTTTCTGTTGGTCCGCTACTACCTCCACCTTTAAACTTTCTCATTTATTTTCCTCAAATATATATTCATAAAATGTTGCAGGTTTTTTCCAACCTTTTTTATTTTTTACCCAATTCCATTGTCCATGTCTACCAATGCCTTCTAAACCTTCACAGTCAGTATCTTTAGCAAATTGAGTAATTACATCAATACCTTTTTCAACCCAGTCTTGCATATTAGTTCCAGCAGTATGTTCTAAATTTAACATTTTCTTACCAGTAGGATAAATATTAAACAAAGTTATTTGTACTCCACTAATGTCAGATGTGTTTAGTTCATAAATAATCCAAAGATGTGTTTTATTATTTATAAGTTCATGGTAAATATCTTCTATTGATGTTCTTCCACCTGAACGACCAGCAGATTTTTTAAGAAATTTTTCTACTTTTTTCCAAATTAAAGAAACTTTATTAGCAGGAACTAAAGAAATTTCATAATTTTCTTGTTGCATTTCTATTTTTTCTGCTACTAAATTCATGCTGGTAATAGTCCTCCAGCATTAGCTAATTTAGGTGCTTGTTTGGTTGTACCAGTTTTCTTTTGTCTTACTCTATCCATCATGTCATAGAGTTCTTTAGAACCAGCATCTGAACTGCCATCACCTAACATTGAAACTACATCTGCAGGTACAATAAATTCATCTTGAGATACAGCAATTTTTTCTTTATTGCCTATAGTTCCCATAATGTCATCATCCATACCGCCATTACCAACGCCTTCTATAAGTCCTGATGTTTGAGCATTAGGCACAAGTGATTGAAGAATTTCTTCTCTTAGTTGTGTAAAGGCTTCTACACCATACTTATCTACAAATTGATTAACTACTTGTTGATTATCAGACTCACCTAAAATAAACATAGTAACTTCTTGTATTAGTGGATCAACATTTGTCATTCCTCCATTATCAAACTTGTCAGTTTTAGCTGCTATTTTTTGCACACCTTCTTTACCCTTTGGTCCAGAGTTATACATTTTTTGTAAATTTTCAGGCAGTTTATCTACTTCAACATTTGTATCGCCACCAGTTTGTCTACCAATGTCTGACATTTCATCTCTATAAAAGTCTTGAATGTCATCATAGTCAAAGAAGTAATTACTATATCGATCTCTTATATTTCGTACAGATTGTTCATCATATGGACCAAATCCAAAATCAGGATTGCCACCATAAAAATCATCGCCACCAATTCCTCCATAATCAGAAGTATCTTGAGTATCATCTATTGGAGACATATTCATTGGCTGTACTGGATAAGGATTATAAGCAGATTGAATTAAACCCTGTGGTGCAGAACCTGAATAAGCTGCATATGGGTCTATAGCTGTCTGTGGTGCAAACTGTACGCCTTGTGCTGTACCTGCAACAAAGTTGCCATCTGCATCGAAACTACCTTCGTAGTCGTAACCACCTTTAGAGCCAGTATAAGTATCTGCTCCTAGTGTTGGTCTTGATCCACCTCTTGTACTCATTGATGGAGCATTAAGAGTATCAGGTCTAAAGTACATTGTTTCAGGTGCAAATCCTGCCATAAAATTAGGGTTTAAGTCATATTGTGTTTTAGCTGGTGCATATACTTGTTTACCTGCTTCATAACCATATTGATCTTTATCAGTGCTACCACCTCTATTAAACTGTGTTAATCCACCTGCTGCTGAATATAACTGTACTTCAGGATTATTAGCATACATATCTCTTTTGCGTTGCTCTTCATCCATTTCCATTTGTCGCATTTGTTCTTCAAATAATTCTTGAGAGTTTATAACTCCTCTTGCACCTAATGCTGTACCTGCAACCATACCACTAGGAGACATTAATCCTGTTGCTAATGATTTAGCACCTTGATCAAAGCCACCTGCAAAAGTATCTCCAATTGCTGAAAAAGTATTTTGCGGTTGATATGCTGCTTGTGCTGCAGTATTAGCTGCTTGTGAAGCTGCTTTTTGTCCTGCAAAATCTAAACCTTGTGTGGCTGCTTGTGTAGCTGCTTCTGTTCCTGCTGTTGTTCCTGCGGTTGTTGCTGCTGCTGTATTTGCTGCATTTGCTCCAAACCCTGCTGTTAAACCAGATAGTAATGCTTTAGAACCAGAGCCACCTGTTTGTGCATATGTAGCTAAACCTGCTCCAATACCTGCTGCTAATGCAGTTTTTCCTGCTAATAAACCACCTGCTCCTGCTAATAAAGAAGTACCAGCCATTGATCCTAAGATCGGTGCAAGAAATGGTAAAAAGGCTTCAGGCTGTCCTGTTTGTGGGTTTACTGTAATAGGCATTGCTTGTGCCAAACCTTTAACTTCTGCTGGATTTACATGAAGAAGCATAGAGTCGCCATAACGACCTTGATTAGCTACATTTTGCGTTTGTTCTTTTATATTCATATTGCCACCTTTAGCATATCCTGTTAAACCACCTTGATTAAATTGTGAACCATAATTAGGATTCACTGCTTTTGATAAAATTTCTTTAAGTCTTGGATCATATTGATATCCTTGTAATTCTGGAGCAGGTCCATATACATCTTGTCCTCGTAAAAATTGTTCTGTTTTTGGATTATAAAATAATCCTTCAGGACCTCTTAAATAGCCTGATTCTTCATCAGGATAAAAATTCTTTAATCTATCTCTTGTAGTTGTTGTATCAGGATAATATTCACTTGAAGTTGTTGTTGTTCTATATCTTTCTTGATCATTAGCAGGAATATATTCTCGACCTATTGTTCCACCTGCAAAATCAGGTATTTCAGGAGTAAATCCATATCCAGACTGCATCTGCAATTCTTGAGTAATAAAATCACTTAAAGGCTTTGACCTATCTCTTGTGTCAAAATCTAATTTAGGAGCTTTTTCATCAAATACTTTAAATTTTACATTAGCACTTAAAGCATCTCCTACTAATTTTTTTCTAGCATTAGCTCTATAAGATTCATATTTTGCAGTAGATAATTCTTCTTTTTTAATTTTTAAATCTTCTGAATAATCATCCATTATTTTACGCATTTTTGGGTCTTGATAATTAAGTCTAAATCCAGATCGAGGGTCTGGGTCACCAAATGCACCAACTTCAATAATTAATTTTTTATCATTATTTGTTAAATTAAAATCTGTTTTATCTTTAAGTAAATTATTAATAAAATTAGCACCTGTTAATTGATATGATTTAATTAAAGGATTATCTTCTTTAAACATACCAATTGTTCTTTGTAATGCCTTTCCAGTAAAAATATCTTTTATTTGTGTAGGCTCAACTTTAGTTGCAACATAATTTAAAAATTCATTAAATTGCTCTGGATTAATATCTTGTTTTTCTTTTGCCACTATCTTTCCTCTGTGGTTTCACAGCCAAACATATTAAAACTCATGTCGACTGCACTTGTATAAACTTTAATAACATCTGTTTGATTTAATGTTATACCTAAAACTATTGCTAGGGAATCATTTGCTGCTACTGATTTGTCATAGTATATATACTGTTTATCATCAGCACCTGCTCCAGCTACATGAACACTTAGTCTAAAAGTGATAGCAGAACCTGTGCGATTTGCTGCAACAATAGAACTAACTGTTGTTTGTGTCATGTCTGGCACTGTATATAACACAGTAGTTGTAGTAGCTGCTGGGTCTAACTGTCCTAATACTTTAAGATTATCAGCCATGTTTCATTCCCATAAGTAAAAATTGATGTCGTTTAGAAGCCTTGCTTATAGTAGTAGACTTCATTCTATTAATTAGAGTGATTTTAGTATTAATTTCTTCAAGAGCTTGTTCTATTAATCTGCGTGTAACTGCTTCATTATTTGGATCAAACTCTTGACTAGGTAAGGGTAATGCTATCGTTTTGATATCAGCCATTATCTTTTACCATCTGGTCTAATCTCTAGTCTAAGGTCTCCTGCTCTCCAACCATAGTCACTAGATGAGTTTGATATTCTAACTGCAGCTTGTCTGCTTCTAGCTCTAGTATTAGAAAATGTAGAGTTAGGTGTTACATCAACTGTTTGTAATGTAGTTAAATCTTGCAGTGGGTAGTCTCTACCTTTAATTGTATAAGTTACGCTATCACTTGTACCTTGTTGATCTCTAAACTGTACATCAGGTATGAGTTTAGATATAAAAGTAAACCTTTCGCCATCTGGCTCTAAGTCAAAGTCACTTGACTCTATGTATGCTGTAAAGTTATTGCCATCATTACCATGACCTTTTTCATGATTGTAAACATAGTTAAGGTTGCTTGAGTCATTTTTACTTGCAGCTATAGGATATTCTAATATTGATGCTTGATCCCATGCTGTTCTAACAAAGCCATCATCAGTTGTACCTATGCTCCAAACATTTTCTAAATAGTTATATAAAACATATTTATCTATTTCTGTATTAGTGCCTGATGGATAAAACCACATTATTTCATTGGCAATATTATTAACTGCAGCAAATACTTTAAATGATTGATCTTGATTTAAATCAGATAAAACATAGTCTAATACTGTGCATTGTATTTTTTCTGCAGAACCTGAATAGGCATAAAACCCACCAGCATCCATAAAATATACTCTGTTATTAGCACTTACAGCAGCATTAGGTCCTATAAGGGATGGACCTTCTGCTACTTCTGTAAATGAAAAAACAAATGGTTCGCCAACAAAACGCATAGAAACAATACCTACATCAGTCCAAATAAGTATTTCTTGTCTTGTTCTAAGTGCTCCAATAATTTCAGAACCTGATGATAGTTGCACACCACCAGCCTGATTAGTTGCTGTAGGAGTCCAATCTATTGCACTTTCTCTATCAGAAAACCTTACCAGTAAAGGGTCTATAGTACTTGAGCCTATAGGATTGCAACCAAATGCAATACAATGTTTATCTACATCAGAAGTCATTACTTGTATAACTGCTGTAGGTACATCACTTGCACCTGATTCTGCTGATAGTAATGTAGCTCTAGTGCTTAAACCATCTGACTCATCCCAAAAATATATTGGTCCACCTCTAGGTGCAGCAAGAGTATCATCACCAAAATTATCTATAGTCCATAATCTAAGTTGATTAGTTAAAGATAGATCAGCTTTTGATCCCCATGTTCCTGCTCCCCAAGGGTTTACACCCCAACCAGTAGTACGAACATAAACATCTAGTCCTGAGTTAATTTGATATACACCATCTACTCCTGAACCACCATTACCTGTATCACTTGAGTTAGCAGTAACAGTAGCACCATCAGTATCTTTAGCAGTAAAAGTATAAGTATCTGCAGTAGGTACAGAGTCAATTTGATATTCTTGATTTAAAACAGTAGCTGTAATTAATCCACCTAAACTAACAGCTTGTGCAAAAGTAACAGAATCTCCTTCAACTGCTCCATGTGCATCGTCAGTAGCTGTAATAATAGATGATCCATTAGTTGCTGCAAACACAACACCATTAGTAGAAGTAGCCCTAATAGGATTTATATCGTAATAAACATCTCCATTAAGAACATATAGTTTTTGATGAGTGCCAAGTATTACAAATTGATCTCCATCAATAGCTTTATATGGATATAGTTTTCTACAAGTTCCAATAAAACTTTCATCAGTAAATTTATCCCAACCACCTATGCGTTCAGGTTTACCTTTACGAAATCTTACTTTATCAGCATCAAACCAACCATATTCATTGCTGTAGTTAGTACCTTCTTTATTAATTCCAGGTCTAAAAACATACTTGGCTAAAGGCATTACACTTCACTCCAATCTTCATTTTGGAACAAAAGAGCTTCTGCTTCTCTTCTTCTAACAAGACCTTCTAATACTTTACCACCTGCTTTATTCCAACGCTTTATTTGATTAGGCACTTCTTCCCAATCTTTTTCATTAATTTTTTTTAACATTGTGCTGCTATTAAGATTGCTAGGACCTAAGTTATATGTCCAAGATGTAAGAGCATCAAATTGATTTTGTGTTAAATCAACTGTAACTGCATCATTTACATATCCACCATACTCATGCAACTCTTCTTCAAGCCAAGCATCAGCTTGTTCTTGTGTGCAAGTATCACCAGCTTGTACATTTTTAGTTCTGCCATAAGCTATTGTTAAAACATTTACAGCATCGTAATATGCTTCTAATTCACAACCTTCAAATTTTTTTATTAAAGATATTCCTTCATTTGATATGTTCATTTATCCCCCTGTGGTGTTGTTACCTTTCTATAATATACAACAACTTCTTGTAACTCACTGATATAGCGTTTTAATTCTTGTGTGTTGTATGCCATTAACTCATAGTCAGGTACTGACATTGCAAGAAATACAACATTACCACTATCTTTTTCTATTCGTGCAAGAAACTCATCTAAGTTTTTATTTGAAACAACATACCAATAAGGATCATTTAAAGATATTTCACGAGGCATTACTGGTTGTGCTATAGATCGCTCTATAGGTTTAGAAATAATTTCTACTTGCTGTCTACTCGGAAACAGACTGCAACTGGAGATTATCGTCAAGACCATCAATAGTCCTGCTAACTTCTTCGATGCTATCAAATACTTTTTTTGTTCCATTGTTTACCCTTGTTTCAATTAAATTAGGTTTAGCAATAGCTAATTTAGTTAAGTTATGTCTTTTAAATATATCAAGATAACGAGTCATTTCTAATTGTATTTCGTTATTTCTTTTTTGTATTTCTAATAAACCTTCTGATTGCGTTTTAAAATCTTCTTGCAAAGTTTTAATAGCTTCTTTTTGTTCTCGATCTCTTAGTTCAAATGCTTGATTAAGTTCTGCTAGTCTAGAATTTTCATTCCAAAGAAAAAAAGTAAATAAACCTAGTATTGCAAGTACACCTAATAAAATTCTACTCATCTTTATTAAACTCTCCCATGCACTTTGTCCATAACTTTGTATTTATTAAATGTTTACAAACTTCATATTGATTACGCCATTGCTCAGGATCATAAGAATTAGACCATTCTTTTTTAGGCATAGGTACTGTGCAACTTGTAAGTACAATAATGCTTAATAAATAACGCATTATCCGTTTAATGGATTATCGTCTTTATTTTCTAATTTACTTAAATCTTTTTCTAAACTTTGTAAATCAGCTTTAATAGTAGCAATGTCTGTTTTAATTTCAGTTACATCAGGAACAGATATACCATCTATTTCTTTTTCTAAAAACTGTACAGATGTTTCTATAGATGCAAAGCGTTCTTCAATTACTTTCATTTCGTTTTCTGTTTCACCTAATCCACCTATCTTGGCTTCTAGGTTAGTAATACGATTAACATACTGTGCTCCAGTCCATCCAAATCCTGCTAGAGTAGAAACTATTGTTGCTAAAGCTATAAGTTGTCCTGTTTTGCTTTGAAACCAATCCATAATTATCTCCAGATATTAGGTTGGTCATCAATCATTTGACTCAAACCTGTTAAATTATCATTTACCAGTCCATAAAAAGCACTGGTATTATCATCTAGTGTAGCAGAAGTATATATATCAGAGCTACTGTACCAAGTTGTTGCATCAGGTACGCTTGTTTGTGAATAGTTATT